ACTTCCTTGATAATTTTTTCATAATCTTCTCCATACCAATCACCTGCCGGGTCTACCCTGTAACGTAATATATTGTGAAATAAACTTGTCACCTGTGGCGGTAAATTTTCAAACGGATGTTTTACAGGTTCAGGTTCAGGAGGTTTTAATGTTTCAAGATATTTGTATTTTTCTCGTTCCCAATTAGCACCATATTCACAATTTACATAGTTATCAAACCAAGGGCCACCTTCTGTATAATGTATAATTTTAGGTTTGCCAGACTCGGGTGTTTCTTTATACCAACCCACTAACCAATTATAAACTGAGGGTAACTCACCTATTTCTTCATCAGGTAGCCATTCAAATCTATGAAGGAATTGTCCAGTTTCAGTATTAATTGTTTCTTGTGTTAGCTGTTTATTACTGGGATGTCCGCAGTTCCATAAGATAACACTTGACCAATTTTTTCTAGGATAGATGTATTGTCGCTTACCGTCCATCTTAGTTTCATTCACTGGGTTGTAGTCATGCTTTACTACCATAACTGCATATTGATCGTTAGCGTGTGCTATGATGTCTTCAACTCCAACATTCCACAGAACGTCACAGTCGCAAAAAACTGCCCACCCATCAAACCCTGTTAATTCTGGAACTAAAAATCTTGTAAATGTAAATTCAGTGGATGCAAGTGTGTCTTTAGGTCTGTCATACTTGCCTTCTTCAATTAACTTATCTCTAATTAAAGGTATTACTTCAACATTGTGTGATCTTGCTTTAATACTGAACTCGCAGACCTTATATGCAATATCTTCTCTAGAATCATAACCTACAAATACCTTAATAGGTGTTACTAATTGTTCTTTGCTGTTTTCTTCAATCATACCAATCTTTCAATTTTTGTTTTGCTGAGCCATCTCGTAATTCACTTACATGAAATTGTCCGTAGGCTAAGTGACATGCCCATGCATGTAGTTTATCTTGATCAGCATAATATGGATTTTCTATTTGACTTAAATCTTGTAGTGACACTGGGCTGGCAGCATTTGCCGGAGCCATGGTAAATGCCGGTATTCCGTGAAAAACACTTTCAATGGCTGCCACGCTGTTAAATGTTACCAGTGCAAATACGTCGTTGTCAAGAGCTCGTTGTAGTGTATCTGTTGCAGTCCTATCTTCTCTCTTAGGCGCTCGTTCTCTAATCTCGATAGGACGATCTGTATATTTTTTAAGAGTTTCAACGGTGTCTTCTACCCATTTATCTAATTCAATTCCGTAAAATTTGCAAGGTTTTTCATCAGGCTTTGCAACTAAAATTTTACGACCATCTTTCTTCCACGGTCTAAATTCTTTATTGAATCGTTGTAATCGATCGTCTGGTCTAGCAATAATTTCACCATGTTGTAGATTATTTTTAACAATTCTATGCCAGTATTTCCAGCCTTGTGGATTTGTCACAGTTCTCTCGTTGCCAAAATAACCAGTGTCTATATAATAGAATGTTCTATTATCTTGCCAACATTTTTTCATCACTTTGTGTTTGAGAATTCCACGTAACACAATAGGATCATTGCATCTGGTGTAATCAAAATATTCTTCACTGACTACAGTATCTCGACACCCGGCGGCAAACATGTTGACATAGGAGTCGTCACCGTTCTTACTTAAAAAGATCCATCTGCTCATTTTCGTTCAATGTCCTCTTCTATACAATCGTCGCCGTATTGAATTTCGATCAGTTTAAGTGGCTTGTCAGTTTCATTACATAACATATGCCATTGTCCACATTTAATAAAAATGTTTTCGTGTAGTTTAAAATGCCCAACTAAGTCATGATCGCTCGAACTGTCTAGTGTGTAAACTGCGGCTTCACCTTCTGCAACAAACCAAAACTCGGCACGATGATCATGTCGTTGCATGCTCAGACATGTCTTAGGTGTGACTGTGAGTTCTTTAAGTTTAGTTTGTTTTCCAACAGTGTGTAGAACACGATAATGGCCCCAAGCACGGGTTGTCTTTGGAGTTTTCCATTCTTCTAAAATCCAACTACTGCTGTTAGCTTTGTTTTCGCCACCTACTCCAAACACAAACTCTACATTCTCAACTACCATTTCAGGAATGTTTTCCTTGGTGCGATCGCCCCCGTTGGCAAATACTACAGTATCGTGGGGATATAATGCTTTGACGTTTTTTATTGCTTCGATTGCTGTATTATCTGTATCATTGAATAAAATAACGTGATTGACCATCTTTAGATTTTCTATCAATGTAACTCGTTCAGTTATAGGCATGAAAGGCCTACCTTTTTTACGGGTAAGCCAATCATCTGAATTAACGCCAACTATTAAAATATCACCTAATTTCTTTGCAGATTTTAGATATTCTATGTGTCCAGAATGTACGGGGTCGAAGCCACCTGTTACTAATACTATTTTTCTCATAGTATTATTTACAATGTAGCATCTTCCATTCCTGCAACTCTGAGTTTGACAATGTTAGTTAACTGCCATTGTTTCTGATCAAGTGCTTTGGTAATACCCAACCATTTATTACGCAACAAAGCAAATTCATTGATAATTTTTTCAAAATCAACAACATCGGCTTCGCCCTCCACATATCGGTCGCAATCTCTAGAACTCAACGCACGTTGATAATTTTCAAGATATTTTCTAAAATGTTGACTCTTAAGTCGGCGACACTCAATATTGAGATATTCTAAGATCGCTTCTATTTCTTGTAGTTGGCTATATCGTTGTTCCACCACTCCGGGCATTGAAGCAGCAGCCCTTTCAATATTGCCAGTGATACGACATTCACCCCTAGCCACGGTTAACTCTGTTTCATAGTAGTCCACTGCATCGGGAATACAAGAAATATCTTTACTGATCTTAGAATACCAACTCATAAATTAATCTTCATCTGATTCCGAATCTGCATCCCAATTGTCTTCTTCGAATCCTTCTTCCTCGTCGGAAGTTTCTTCAAGATAGTATTCGATGGATTTATCCAGGATTTCATCATGTCCTGTGGCCATTTCTAACGTTGCATCGTTTACACCGTAGTCGGCTAACAATTCAACATATCGATCAGCCACAGTATCTAAGATTTTTTTATCAATGTATTCTTTAAACAAAAGCCATACATCTGCGATTTGATTGTCATTCATGTTCGATAATTTCTCCAGTTTCTTCATCAACGTTTAATGATACTGTGGGAACTGAACGAACGTCATTAAATTCCAGCATGACTCGGTCAAGGCTTTCTTCTTCATTACGTTCCCATTCCTTACGATACATTTTGATTTCTGTACCATCCGTTGAAACGTATTTAAGTCGGTTGCCATCTTTTGTTAAAATACCTTTTGCTTCACACAGGTCAACTAATCCACTGTATGGACTCATGCCTGTTGCATAAGGAATCTCAACTTGGACTGATTCAAAAGGCTTTGCATAGCGAGTTTTCATAATCTTACAGGCTGCACGAATACCGTTAACAGTTGTAGTCTTATTACCATCAGCGTCAGTTTTCAATTTCAATTTACGCATGGCAATAACAATACTACTTGCATAAATGAAACCTTGACCGCCTGAAATTTTGTCATCTGGATCAAACATGTCTTGGCTTGCATAAGTGTGGTTAGTACAAACCAATCCAACATTGTAACTGCCAAACATGTTGACACAGTTACGAACCAGTGATGTAAGTGCTTTAGGCTTACGACCCATGTCACCTTTCATTTCACCTGCTTCGAACTGATTAACGTCAGTGGGAGTCAACAACATACCGAGTGAGTCGATTACAAAAAGAACTTTAGGACGGGTTGCTTCATCCATTGTTTTGTATTCTTTCATGAACTCAGAGATAGTCTTTGCCACGTCATCAATCATAGCCATGTTAAGTTTTAACAACTTATCTTCGCTAGTATCAACGCCTAATGCATGAAGCCATTTTTCGTCAAGTGCGTTTTCACTGTCGACTAACACAACATAGATACCTTGTTGTTGTGCTGCCTTGATAAGGTTACCTGAACAAATATAACTTTTGCCAGCACCTGATTCGCCTGCCAGCACTGTGACCTTGCCCAGTGGAACACCCTTGTGAAAGTCTGAACTGATCAAATAGTTTAGAGCATAGTTGCCTGTCGAGATCCAATCTGTAGGATCGTTGAAGCCAACACCTAATCCGTCAATGCTCTTGGTTAGGGTTTTACGAAATTTTGATAAATCGAAGGCTTTAGTTGCCATATTTTTCCTTGTGAGTTAAACAACAAGGGGCGCGATGCCCCTTGTTAAATCAAGCGTTTTGCTTGCGATTACGAATCATAGCCAAAATGTCATTGGCTTTAGATGAACCATCACCTGAAGGTTTGGCTTCTTGCACCGGCGCACTGGATTTAACAGTTGCTGGCTCAGTATCATATTCGTCATCTACCACTGCGGCTTTGCGCACAGTATTGGGATCGCCAGTGTTCTGGCTCATACCTGCTGGTTTGAAGTATTGACCCCAGCGATCCATATCAAATGGTTCGCCATTAACTGAAGCCTCAAACATCTCTTTGATTACTTTCAGTTCAACATCACCAGGCTTCTTGGGCAAGTAATCTTTGAGATTAAACAATCCCAACGACTTAACTGCTTCTTGCTCTGTGTCATTTAGTGGGCGCTCACGACGGCTCCACTTTGAAGTAGAATAATCAGCATAGCCACCTTTTGAAGTTTTAATCAGTTTGAAATCAACTCCATGCAAAATGTCTGTGGGCAAATCTTCCATTTCGGGATCCATCAATGCACCGCGGATCAGTTGAAAGATCTGAGGACCAATGATAAATCTACGAATTGGATTTTCAGGGTGATTGTCTTCTTTAAGACCATCTTCTACTACAAAACCTTGAAAGATGTACGAACGCTTCTTCCAATATTTGCGACCCTGTGCTTCTAGACTTGGGTCTTTAAACCAAGGACGAACTTCTGAAAGAATTGGACAAGCATCGCCATACATTTCCATACATGGAACATTTACTGTCACTGGTCGACTGTCAGTAGATCCCGTTACACCGGCGAATGGCAATTTGATCATTGCACGTTCGACCCAGAAAAATGTATTGTCGGGATTGCCATCTGGAAGGAATCGAACTACTGATTCAGATCCTTCTTTGAGATTCCAAAAGGGATAAATTGAATTATCACCACTGGATTTATTTCCTTCTCCGTTGCTACGGGTTTCGGATTCTTTTAATTTTGCGCGAATTTCTGCTAAAGTTGCCATAATATTTTTCCTTTATTAGCCTTGAGTAATTTAGTTTTTGCCTTTATCTGTTTTAAGCCTATCTTAAAACAAAAAACGCATACATGTTATTGTATACGTTTTTATTTATGTTTGCAAGAGCAATCTTGCCTAAATTGTGATTATTGTAGTCCAGCCAGTTTTTTAATTGCGCTGAGTCCTTCTTCTTTGGTAAAACCGCTGGGGGGTGCTGAACCACCATCTGGGTTTTGTGGAACTCCTTTGATGTTTGATTTGAAGTTAGGATTAGTTGGTCCTGGTGCATTAGGTGACCAAGGCTTGCCTTTGTTTGGTCCTGATGTAATCTGCATAGCAGCATCCACTTCACGCTTAAAATTTGGATCAGTTTTGTAACGTGGATCTAGTTTAGCTTTTTCCGGTGTTGTTCCGGGTGTAACTGGTCTAACATTAGATGTTGGGCCTTCGTTAGGGCTAGGAGGAGGAACACCCTTATCTGGACTTGATACCCATACTCCGTTCTGTATACTGCCTTCTTCCATTTCAGCGTCCATGCCGGCTAATTTTTTCATTCTATATGTTTCATATACAGAACTTAATTTACCCACTGTTTCTCTGCAATAAGTTTCAACTGCCATTTTGAAACGTTCGTCTTCTTCTTTGCCAAACTTTTCACACATGTCTTTAGTTACTTTAGTAACAACACCTTCTTCACCTAATGGGAAAGGTCCTTGATCCATTCTTTCAGGGATAAGATTTGTAAAACTCTTGACCATTTCTTGAATTTCTTTAGCCAATGATTTCTTTTGAGCCTGTGCTTGGCCTCGCTGTGCTAATGCTCTAGCACTATCTTGACCTGTGCGGTTTGGATTGTTGGGCTTTTTAAAATTTGACTTTTCGTCATCGTCCGTATCCCAAGGCGGAGAATTGTCTACTTCTTCACCGTACTCATATTGACCAAATTGTCCAGCAAGGAAATCGTTTACTTCGTAATCTTCCGGATTAGGTGATTCAGTGTCAATCCATGCCTGTGCTTCTTCTGGACTATTAAAAGGCCCTTGATATGGATCACGTTGACCAGAACGTGGTCCCAAGAGCATTACAAAGAATTCTTGTGCTTCTTCTTCATCTTCAGGTAAGTTTGGCTCGTGATGTTTTCCTTTGCTTCCTTTGATATCACCTTTTAGATCATCTATCGCATTCTTTGTCAGCATTCCTGTTCGTTTGCCCTTTGATGCTACTGTGATATCCCCATATCTTCCATCTGTGTTGGAGGTTCGATATCGTAATTGGTCACCACCAATATTACCCGAAATCAAATCTGCCAGCGTGTTCTTGTCGCCCATTGGAATTTTTTCTCCAGGATCAGCACCAGCACCAGCACGTGACATTTTGCTTTGAGTATATTTGTCATCACGATCACTTTGACGGTATAGTTTGTCTTTGTATTCAGGGTCGCGCCACTTTGCACCTTCATCTAAATTAAATGCCGATAGTGCTTCAGACAAACTGTAACTTTTGCCATTGATGTTCAAACTGATAGAATCGAAATCTCTGCCGCTTTGTTCTGCCAACGATTTAATTTTTCCAAGTCGTTGTTCCAATCCACTTTGCCATCCTTCTTGTTGTGGTTGTGGTTCCACAGGCGCTGCTGCTGGTGCTGGCTCAGCGGCCGCTGGTGCTGCCGCAGGCTCTGTTGGTTCTGGTGCCGGTGCTGCCGCAGGTTCTGGATTGAAATCAATCTCGCCTCCGTTGTCTTTTAACAGTTCAGGCGATTTAAATTCTAAATAGTCTCTAACCACATCCCATAATGATTCTGCACTGCCTTGACTTTGCTCGGCACGCTCATCGATCTCGGCCATTAGTGCATCGTCATCCATGATGTCGGCCAACATACGTTTGCCATTTTCGCCACCAAGGCCCAGTGTTGCTTCGGGATTTTCTCTAATTAATTCATTTAATTTAGCAATGGCTGCAGTACGTTGTTCTGGATCTGTACTGAAAATACCGCTAGTGATATCTTCTTTAATCAGTGTGTCTACAAAATTTTCTAAATCTACAAGTTCTTGTATGTCACGTTGTGGTTCTACTAATTCTTGCACTTGTGCAAAACTGTTCAATAATGTTTCGGCATCTAGTTCCACTGTGGGCAAATCTGATTCTTCAATAATGTTTAGCAAATAGGGAAACACTGCTTTTAAATCTTCATTAAATGTTTTGATAGTCAATCTATCAATCCATTCTGCAGCCATATCTTCTGGAATGATTCTTGCTTCTGCTTTGCTAAATCCTTCAGACCATTCTGCATAGTAGGTTTTACTTTGCAAATGATGTATCTCTTTCTTGATGCCTTCAATTCTGTTGAAAACTTTGTCAGTAACAGCGCCCATGGCTTCTGCCACCATTGGACTACGTGTAACATATCCTTTGAACATCCTAAGTTTGTTAAGTTCTTCAGATAGTCCAATAACATGTTGTCCAATGTCATCATAAGGTGTGCCACCTGCAATAATATGCGTAGCCATAGCACGAGCACCATTTAGATGCTTGAAGGGATAACAAAATCGTTCTCCCATAGCATTCTCAATGTATATGCGTTCGATATGTTGTGTTCTGCCGTTGGCAGCATTATAATTAATTGGCTTACTGTGTTTGACAATCAGTGTTGCCTCGCCAA